AGTGATACTTCAAAAGTTAATAGAAGAAAAATCAGACAAACAAGTGTTCTTTGTTTATGGTGGTGTGGCAGCTGAAGAAAGAGAAAAGATTAGATTTATAACTGAAAAGTCTGAAGGTGCAATCATAGTTGCTAGTTATGGTACTTTCTCTACTGGTATTAATATTAGAAACTTACACAATATAGTTTTTGCAAGTCCTAGTAAAAGTAGAATAAGAAACTTGCAATCAATTGGTAGAGGTTTAAGATTAAAAGATAATGATTCGGATGCTACTTTGTATGATATAGCAGATGATTTAACGCACAATGAAAAAGAAAATTATACTCTTGCACACTTTAGAGAAAGGATAAATATATACAACGAAGAGGATTTTGAATACGAGATCCATAATGTGGAGTTAAAATAATATGAATGTAGATAAACCACTAATAGGCGTTAAGATAATCAAGTTAGTCAATGGAGAAGATGTTGTAACTGTATTACCCACAGGTAAGAATCAGTTACCAGAAAACTCTCAATTAGTACGAATCGAAAAACCGTTACTAATTAAGTATGTTCCTCAAATGACAATGACAGGATTCAAAGACTATATCGCTTTAATTAAATGGTGTTCTTACACTCCAGATAAAGTAATAACTATTCCTAAGAATAAAATAATGACAATAACAAATGCGTCTGCTGAAATGATTAGTAGTTATGTTAACATTGCTGTGAACTATGATGTAAAACCCGTTCCTGTTAGGCAACAAAACTACAAACAACAAAGGTTTACGGACGCTCAGAATGAAAAGATAGGTGATATATTTGATGAAGATTTTGATGATGAAGATATGGATAAAACTATCCATTAAGAATACTATAGCTAGGTCTCTGGTCAACCCGCTACACGCTCTATTATACACAGATTTACCGAAAAGTCAATGCTGATTCAGAGCCAAACTACAATAAAAAAAGTAACCGAAATTTCATTTAAACATTGACTTTTTAAGAGAAAGGTGTTATATTAAGAGAATGAGAAAAACTACAAAAAAAGAACACTATGTAAACAATAAAGAATTTTTAGCTGCAATGGTGGAATATAAAAAAGGAGTTAACAAGGCGGAAAGAAAGAAAACAGAAAAACCACTTGTTACAGATTACATTGGTGGTTGTTTTTTAAAGATAGCGAATCACTTATCTTATAGACCAAATTTTATTAATTATACATTTAGAGATGATATGATTAGTGATGGTATAGAAAACTGCTTACAGTACCTAGACAATTTTAATCCAAAGAAATCAAACAATCCTTTTGCATACTTCACGCAAATAATATATTATGCCTTCATAAGAAGAATACAGAAAGAGAAAAAACAAGTAACTATTAAAAATAGACTTATAACAGAATCTAATTATGATGATATGACTTTGCAACCAGGTGAAGATAGAGAATTTAAAAATCAGTTTACAGAATTTCTTAAAAAGAATATGTCTGTTGATGAACAACAAAAAATTGCTGATGATTTAGCAAAGAAAAAGAAAAAAAGAAAGAAGAAAACAAAGAGTAGCACACTAGATTACTTCCTGTCGTAATGAAAATAGCACTATTGAATGATACGCATTTTGGTTGTCGTAACGACTCACCTGCTTTTATAAACTATCAAAACCGTTTTTATGATGAAAAGTTTTTTCCTTATCTAATAGAAAACAAGATAGATACATTAATACATTTAGGTGATGTTGTTGATAGACGAAAATTTATTAACTTTAATACTGCCCATAACTTTCAAAAGAAATTTTGGAAAAGACTATGGGAGTTAAAGATAGATACACATATCATATTAGGTAACCACGATACCTATTACAAGAACACAAACAAAGTAAACTCAATTGAACAATTGTGTACATCTTTTGACGGTGTAAACGAACCTTGGATATATGATGGTCCCAAAGAAGTAGAACTAGGTGGTTGTCGTATGTTATTCTTACCTTGGATATGTGATGACAATTACGAAGATTCAATACACGCAATAGATCACTCGGAGGCTGCTATATGTTTTGGACATTTAGAAATTAAAGGTTTTGAAATGCACAAAGGTCATATGAATATGCACGGATTAGAGAAAGAACAATTTAAAAGATTTGAAAAAGTTATGTCTGGTCACTTTCATAAAAAATCAGATGACGGACTTATCTATTATCTAGGTACACAGTATCAGATTATGTGGTCAGATCACAACTGCCCTAAAGGGTTTCATATTTTTGATACAGAAACAAGAGAGTTAGAAAGAATACCTAATGATCTTGCTATATTTAAAAAGATAATATATGATGATAGAACAAAAGACTATAATAACTTTGATCTAACACCTTACGAAAATTGCTTTGTTAAAATGTTTGTATCATTTAAAACAAACGAAGAAATGTATAACAAACTTGTAGAAAAGTTTTACACTAATAGCAATGTACACGAATTACAAATAATAGAAGATCCGGTAGATATTCAACAAACTGTAAAAGCAAACATACTAGATCAAGGAGAAGATACTATGACTTTCCTAGATAACTACATTGAACAAATTGATACAGATTTAGATAGAAAGAAATTAAAAGACTTTACTAAAGAACTATATGTTGAGGCAAACGAATGATAAAAATAATAAAAGATTTTTTACCTAAACCTTTGTTTCAGTATATGAAAAGAATTGTAGAAAATGAATTGTTTGATTGGAACTACAAAAACGAAACGATAAGAGGTGATGGCAAACATATGCTTACTAAAACATTATATTGTCGTCCTGAACTATCAGATTCAAAAACTGAAGTTTGGGACAAAGATATACTACCTCTCTTTGGTTGTATAGAAGATTTCCAAAAAGAAAAACTTGAATTTACTAACTCAAAATTACTTAAAATGAAATTGAATATGTATCTAAATCAAAAAGAACCAGTTGAACACGGAAGACATACAGATATTCCAATGCAACCAGCATCCATTTTTACTTCGGTATTTAATTTTACTAACTGCGATGGATACACCTTTGTATTTGATGACGAAGGTAAAGCAATAAAAGTACCATCAATTGAAAACTCACTAGTTATCTTTGATGGCAAACAAGAACATTATGGTGTAACTCAAACAGATACAGCAAGAAGAATAGTATTAAACACAAATGTTTACACAGGTGACGCAACTTGATAATTTTTAAAAAGATAAGATATAAAAACTTTCTATCAACAGGTAACACACCAATAGAAATAGATTTAGTAAAATCTCCTACAACACTTGTTATAGGACAAAACGGATCAGGTAAATCTACTTTACTTGACGCATTGTGCTGGGCATTATTTAATAAACCTTTTAGAATAATTAAAAAAGAACAAATGGTAAACACTATTAACAATAGTGAATGTGAAGTAGAGATAGACTTTGATGTAGGAACAAAACAATATAAAGTTAAACGAAGTATAAAACCTAATCTATTTGAAATATATGAGAATGGCCAATTGTTAAATCAAAATGCCTCTAGTATAGACTATCAAAAATATTTAGAACACAATATTATGAAGTTAAATTATAGATCATTTATTCAAGTTGTTATACTAGGTTCTTCTTCATACGAACCTTTTATGAAAATGAAGGCAAGATACAGACGAGATGTCGTTGAAGAAATATTAGATGTAAAAGTATTTACTCAAATGGATTTAATATTAAGAGATCAACAAGGTCAGTTATCAAAAGAAGTTTTAAATGTAAAACATAAATGTGATCTATTAGAAACAAAGTATGAAACAGAAATGAAACATTTTAAATCACTATCAGAATTAAATACAACCGATATAGATGATAAGAAACTACAATTAGATAAACATATAAAAGCAAAAGAAGACTACTCAAATAAGATAACAGATTTAAATACTTCAATAGAAGAACATACAACACAACTAAAAGACAAAGACGAATCAGATAGCAAGTTGAAAGAACTAGAGAAGATAGAAACTAAAATAGAAACTAATTTAGAAAATCATAATAAAAACTTACAATTCTTTAGTGAGAATGACAACTGTCCTACTTGTACACAACCTATTGACGAAGACTTTAAACATAATAAACAAGATGAATTAAAAGGTAAAGTAAAAACTCTCAACGATGGTATGCAAAAACTAACTGGTGAGATTACTAAAGTAGAAGAAAAGATTACTTTCTTTGGTGCTGTATCTAAAAAACTATCAGACTTATATGTTGATGTAGCAAAAGTAAATACTTCATTAACAGAAATAAACAATTATAGTAATAAGATAAATGAAGAAATACTACAACTAGAAAACAAACAAACAGACAGTAAAACTATTGCTACAGACTTACAACAACTAAAAGAAGAACTAGAAACTTGTAAAATATCAACAGATAAGATAATAGATCAAAAGAAATATGTTGATGTATTAAGAGAAGTGCTAAGTGATAAAGGTGCTAGAGGACATATAATTAAGAAGTACATACCTATTATAAACAATCTAATTAATCAATACTTACAGGCAATGGATTTCTTTGTATCGTTTCATTTAGATGAAGAATTTAACGAAACAGTAAAGAGTCGTCATAGAGATGAATTTACCTATAATAGTTTTAGTCAAGGAGAGAAGTTAAGAATAGACCTTGCATTATTATTTACTTGGAGAACTATTGCAAAAATGAAAAATAGTGTAAATACAAACTTACTAATACTAGATGAAATATTTGATAGTAGTTTAGATCAACAAGGCACAGATGATTTCTTTAAGATAGTCAACAAACTAAAAAATGAAAACATCTTTATTATATCACACAAAGGCGATATACTATTTGACAAGTTTAACAACATATTAAAATTTGAGAA